CCGGCTGCTTTAGGGGTGCAGAATTCTTTACGTCTTTTCGGAATCCAGCTTTTCCGAGCTCAATTCCACTAATGGTTGACCGAGCCTTTTTAGACTCTTCTACGTTACTTTCAGACTGGTCTTTTCCAATTGCAGCCTTGAGCTTGTAGATTTCCTTCCAACTAGACATTCTGTTCCTTTAGCTTAATCCGAGTCAATGCTCGGAAATTCGGTAGCTTTACTTCTAAAGACTACCAGCTAATCTTACAGCTTGTCAGTACCGTAATTCTCTACACCTAGAACATATGCCTGAATTTCTCGGGCATCCAGCTTAGGGTTCTTCGCTTTCATCTTACGAATCATCCAAAGCTTCTTATCTCCGTCCACAGCTGCGTTGAAGGTTTCATTGCTAGCTACGTCAGCATAGGTCTGAGTATATTGAGCCGGATCAATCCCCCTGTTACGGAGGTTGTTCTCGACCGCATTAAATACCCCACCTGAACCAGTACCCTTTTGTGCAAGCTTCTGCATTTCAAGAGAATAGTCCCGGTCGCTATCAGTACGGGAATCAATACGATCATCAATATTATCAATAGAATCAGAGATAGTCTTGAGACGATTGTTATAGTCAGATTTACCAGCCTGCTTAGCCTGAAGCTGTGCAGAAGCTTTAGAGTTTTGAAGCTCTACTTCTGATTCGTCAAGCTTACCAAGAATACCCTGCAAATCCTTATTAAGAGCCGAGCGCCTTTCAACGCCAGCACTTGCCTGAGACTGTGCCTGTTCAACATTCCTGACTTCATCGGCGGCCTGATACCCCTGAGCCTGTTTCATTGCCCCGGCCTGATTCTGAGTCAGATTACTAATAGCCTGACTTTCATCCTGCCCAGCTTCGCCAAGCCCAGCTTCCTGAATACCAAGACGCTGAAGCATTGCAGTTCTTTCCTGCAATTCAGCATTCCTATCAGCTTCTAGAGAACCTTTAGCTGTGTCAAAAGTATTCTGATACTTGCCTTGCAATTCGCCCCCAATACGCTGAATTGCCTGCCTATCTTCACCTTCAATAGCGGCCACATGGCCCCTACTAAGTGCGTCGATATTAGCATCAGACTGTTTAAAGTTATCATTAGCCCGAGTACGAGCGCCTGCAACATTAGACAGTGCAGAAGTATAAGCCTGCTCAATAAGCGCATCTACTTCTGGGTCACCAGTAAAATCTTCATCCAGCATTCGTTCCAATTCGGCACGCCGCTGCATTAGTTTATCCATAGGGTCAGGTGCAGCACGAGGGTAATCCCCTGGCAGCTTGCCATTGTTTGGAGTGTTAAACTTTCCGTGAATAGCAGCAAGACTATTGTCCTGCGACATTCCCGGAAGCCTGCTGGTATTTACCGCCTGCTGTGCCTGAGGCTGTCCCCAAGTTCCACCTTCAAGATCAATAGTTCCGTGGGGACTACCTTCTCGTGGGCCATTATATACTACTTTGCCCATTCCCTTATTAATTTCACCAATTCCATCCATAGCACCAGCTACTAATGGATGGGTTCGTGCAGTCTTATTAAGGTTTCCCCAAAAATCATCCCATGCATTTGCCACAGGAAAGCCCCTTTCTAGGTAAGACCCTGAGAAGCGGCAAGGCGAGCAAATGCTTCCCTGCGTGCGGCCTGAATGTTAGAACCATTCTCGCCATTCTCTTGCTCATACTTTGCCCTACGGAAAGACAAATCATCTTTGCCATTCTTAAGACCAGTAAGAACCTGAGTTTTCTGATTGTCGTACTGCTTATCAGCATTACCCAATTCAGTAGCAAACATGCCGGAATTAGAAAGACCCCTTGAAGCAAAGTCCTCACTAAGACCAGTCAGTCCGTTAGTCCTGTTTCGAGCAATACCCTGCTGAGCAGTATTAGCATCGGTATCAAGAATACCTGCCTGACGGTCATTATCCTCAATAAACTTCTTCAAAGCGTTAGCATACTGAGATTTCTGATCCATAAAGATAGAATCAGTAGCTGCCTGATCGTCGGTAAACTGAGAATAAGACATAGGACTTCTAGGGGCAGAAATAGCACCGCCGCCCCCACCCATGCTATTTCCTTGCTGTGCAGGAATACCCTGAGGAACAGGCTGAGTTACCGGAATAGGAGCACTCCGATAAGGATTAGAAGTAGGACTATAATTCTGTGCTGGTGCAATAGCAGGCGCCGGTCCAGCACTTGCAAAAGACATAGAACCCGGCGCTGAATAAGTACTCTGTGCCGCCCTTTGCTGTGGCGTTAGGGTAGGAGCTTTTAGTGCTACTTTCCCGCCACCAGTATCATCCAGACCTATATAGTTACGAAAACCCATTTACTTTCCTCTCTGATTTTTCTGAATCATATTCTTCAGAAGGTTTTGTTTAGTAGTTCTGGCCATTGCGTCACGAGTTGCATAGCCACTTTTATCCAAGCCGCCACCAGCATGAGGACTAGGAGCACTGCCGTTATAAATTCGATTACCTACAGAATAAGATTCATTCTGACGCATAAACCTGCTGATATAACTAGACTTTGGCTTTGGAGGCTCAGGTGGCTTTAGATACATGGTAACCTTCCTTAATTGAATTTATCAACGACCTTCTCCTTCGGGTTCACATAGGAGACAATTGTATGAACTTTGGCAGGACCAGTAGCCTTAGTACCCAATGTGAACAATTCAAGCTCAAATGAAGCCTGCTTAAATCTCATGGATTTAATCAACTTCACAAAGATTCGACCATTCTCTGTTACAGCATTAGTGGGGTCGCCACCATCTGCGATAGAGAGATTTGTCTGCAAGAATGACAGTGGATTACCAAATGTACCAGCAGAAAGCTGATCGTGAGTATAGGCCGCAAGCTGTGCATGAGTAGGTGGTGCTTTGATAGCTGTGGGAATAAGCTTAGCTTTCATTGGCCTATTCGTCTTGATATCTGCACCCCACCAGAATAGCCTCTTCATTGAAGAAGGAGCCTGATAGTCATAACTCTTAGTGCGCATCTTACAGTCAATAAATTCCACTGTTACTGGAAGATCATTGTATTCATCAGAGACGCTAATAATACTAGCCGGTGAATCTACCGCTACTCGCTTAAGCTGAATACCATTCAAAGAGACAGATTCACTAGCACCCACAGAGGTATGCCTAATAGAGAGATAAGCACTAATAGCTGTATCCGGTGCCGTAAACGTAGAGTTCAAAGTACCGGGAGTAATAGTAATATCGACCACAGAGGTAGCACCAGAACGCAATAGATAAGTCATGCGTGCGACCGTTGTACCTGTTCCCACCCTTGTCATATTCCCAGTAAGATTCCACTGCTGAGCGCCACTAAGTCGAATGTTGTAATTCTGGCTTCCAGAGTCACTATTAAGATATCCAATAGCAAGGATTCCGGTACCTACAGTATTCAAGGTAATAGTGGTTCCAATATGAGTTACTGAGGCATTAGCTCCAACAACAGTATTCATATAGACAGCCTGCGTTGACGTAAAAGCTGGAACTACATTGTCACTAACATTCTGTGTTGTTCCGGCAGATGCCCCGTAATAGGTGCTGGAAAGTGTAGAAGAAGAATCAGCGGGAAGTTCATAAAGCCTGCCGGGAACTCCAAGATAAGAGCGCCACTGGCTCCAAGAGCGACTATCAATAGAATAAGCGTACATGGTGTTAAAATACCGTACTAACAAACGCCTGTTTAGAATTGACAAATCGACGCCGGGTGCCAATGAATCTACAGCATTAGGATCTTCTGCGAATCGTACAAACCTGTTCAACAGCGTGTAGTTGTTATTTACCAATTCATATACTCGGCCTTGGTCATACACATAGATGTAGTTCTCAAATTCCAGTACCGAAGTAGCTGTAGCCGCTCCAACTGACCCACTGATCTTATCTACCTGTCCCTTTTTAGGGGAGGCAGGATAGGAGAAACGCCAAGTTCCATCATTCTTAAAGATAATGATGGAACTATTCAAAGCCAACAAAGCGGTAATAAATCCACCTTCACCGGGAGCTACGTCAAAGAAATCATCAGTATTCCAGACAGTAGGATCAGGACCAGTAGTTCCAACATTGGAGAAGTAAAGACGAGAACTCTGGTCAGCTGTATTAATACCAGCTACCCAAATACGACTCTTATATGCAACAACACAGTTACCCTTTTTCATGGCCGTAACGTCAGAGGCAGAGCCACCAAAGTTCCATTTAAAGCCACTGATAGAGGATGAAGGCGTAACGACAAAGAAGCATTCAGCATTGATCTGAACAAACCCTGCAACAGTATTACCTGAGGTAAGAGACTTGATAACAATAGGAGTGTTAGTAAAATCTCCCATAAGTACAGCTTGCAATTCTGATGCACCAGCCGGAAGCGGCTTAAGTACAATCAAGTACCAAACTGTGGTAGTAGTCCGATAAACTCCGAGAATCTTCCAATTTTCATCTACCGTGGAACCGGCAATAGAAGTACCGGCTACAGCTTTAAATGGAGGACGTGACCACAGGAGCATATCGGGACCGACTTCAAAGTTAACCAATTCAACCAATTCGGTATCTTTGGATTCACCAGAAGTAGAAATGTTGTTTAGCCCATCATTGAACGGGCCAATTCTTACTGGGCTACCGGGCATTAGATATAATCCTCAGGATCAGATTGAATAGTCGGATATGATGCAGATTGCTCAACAGTCATATACTGCTGACTATTCACACTTACTTCAAATTGCTGGTGCTTTACGCCTGCGGCCTGCCAATTCTCGTCCATTTCCATTGCCTGTGCAATAACATACTGCAAGATAGCATTGAAGAAAGAATCAGGAACAGAGAGAACCTGACCGGCAGAAGTAATCTTTGCTGGCCGCTTATTGTAGTAGATCGTCAATCCACCAGTAATAGAGGTAGACGGTTTCGGCCAAAGATTGAGAACACCAGTCTTGATGTACCAAATAGTAGGAACACCACTATCGGGAGTCCCATCAAGAATGTAGTCCATTGCTTCCGCAAAGGTGAGATTCTTAAGAGGACGACCATCGTAGAGAATAGTCTGTAGTTTGTTCAGATCAGCAAAAGCGGGATCAGAAAGAATCGGGTACTTATCCTGATCGGCAACAATGTTAGTTACAGCCATTGCTTCATTAATGGTAGAGTTCTTGATGCTGATTTCAAGCTGACCCTGATTAATCCATCGGATAATATCAGACTGCTGAAACTGGATTTCAGCCTCGTCGCCTACCTGCCGATTTACAGCTTCAATTACTTCTTGGGCGGTTCGGGTGTACGCTTCGATCGACATTAGCCAATTTTCCTATCTCCATGCTTAAAGGTGTGAAGTGGGCTCTTAGCAATAGTCTGAAATATGTCCAAGTTCTCATTACGGCGTTCCAGAATGTCATCATTAACTGCCTTCGCTTTAGCGGCCTGATCTGCTTTAAACTTCTCGTAAACAGCCTTAACTCCGCGAGCAGCGGTATCATGCTCATAGAGCCACTGATAGACAAAACTGATGTTACATTCAGTTTCGCGCAGTTCTTTAAGAACATTTCCGGTAAGAGCATCAGTCAATGCAAAAGGAAACTCTTCCCGCTTATCGCGCACATTAAGAGGAACCTGTGCCAGTCGAACGTTGGGGTAACGCTCTGCGATAGACTGGGCAAGAAACTGGTGGTCCTGTGACATTCCAGTTCCAGATTCAGGATCAAGAATGTACGCGCTGTTAATTGCCTCTTCAGTAAGACCGAAACTCATTATAACTCCTATTAGTAAAAATCGCTTTGGACATAAGTATGCCCCAGTCTTATTGAAGATATCAACAAGCTGGGGCTATACCAGTTATGCAGAGATAATCTTGCTAATTTCATCCATCACTTCACGAGCAATCTGCTTAGCATTAAGAGCTTCTGCAATGTCCACAGGGGAAGCATTCTTAAGAACGTCCTGCAAAGCATATACCTGTGTGCGGTCATTCAGCATAGATTCATGCGTCTGTTCTGCAATTACATCAAGCTTATTGGTAATTTCAATATGATGTGGGCGATATTCAGCAAGCTGCTGACGAAGGGTAATAGTGCCCCCGCCTACTTGCTGAATTGGTTCGTCGAGAATGCTCATATCATCGTCTCCTTCATAATATTCTG